GTATCTTGCACCCTGGCCCTGTTCACGCAACGCGCGGGGGGCTGAATCCCTACATCGCGTTAGAGGGAAGAGCATACTGGCTCCCCGCATCGAATGCAGCTGACAAATCCATCAGGCGCACGCGAGATCGGAACGAAACAAAGTCGCGATTTATGACGCTCAGCGCCGTGTCGTAACTGACGCGCTCCACGGGGGGCTGTTGTACGTATAGGCTCACGAGTGACATCTTAGGGACGAGGTCGATCATCTCGTCGGGGAACGCCTGTTCGTCCGCGTTGTACAGCATGAAGAAGGCGGAAACGGGCCGGAGCATCTGAAGGGTGACACGTGCCGTAGGGCCGTTCGCACTCTCGCGACGATATTCGAAGGGTAAGGCGCGCAGGGTCTCCTCCGGCGGCAGTCCGTGATGAATGCTCAGAGTAATCGGTCGCAGGGCTGATCCGATTTGCACAAACAAGCCGTCGTCGAGTAGTTCGCGGATAGACATCCGTAGACGTCCCGCCCCAGCTCGCTGCTGCATGATTACCCGGTCCAGGATCACTCGATTGCCGTTTGCTGGTCGCGCCTCCAGCATATTCGTGAAATAGACCGCGTCTCGTCGGAATTGGCGCACGTCCTCCAACGGGTATTCCGGAGCTGGCTGGCGGTGAATGTAGACGTCGCGCGTAAAGCCGATGTCCGCAGGGTCGTCCACTGCCTGCCAAGCCGTTCGAGCGCACAGCAGGAAGAGCGAATCCTGTACCAGGGGTGAGCGCAGCCATAATCCGATGTCACGTCCCGTCACGAACGAATGCTGACCTGTGAGGTCAAAAATTTGGCGGACGGGCTCGGGCAAGCGGGGATAGACGGCCCTCCAAGTGTCCAGAGGCCGCGCCTCCACGAAGCTCTCCGAGTTTGCTGTGACAAACGTCTGTAAATTGTTCGCGTGAAGTTTTGCCAGTGAGAGGTGGGAGGCGTAGACGGATTCGAGCATGGGCTGATAGACAATACGCTCTGGCCTGGAGACTGGGAGAAAGCGCAGGCGGAACGCGTGTATGATAGCCATGTAGCTTATGTCGAGCACGAGCGGTCCATCCGGTCCGGTGGCATCCCGTGGGACGCCCGCCGCGAGCATGTTGAATCTCTCATCCGGTAGGGAAAAGGCGGATACGAGGTCCCGATTGATAACTTGGCTGAGATGCGCGAATCTCACGACGTGATGCTGCCGCATCATCTCAACGTAGTTCCTCTCGTTTACGTGACCCGAGATCGCTAGAGCCTCGCACATCGTTTCATGAAGCGGGTAGCGCAGGTCGTCGCCGCAGAACCTCTCATCGATTACATCTTCTGGGACATAGCCGAGATACTGAATACGACGTCTCACATGCGGGTACGGAGTCGGATGGTCACCCACGGCGTCAACTCCCCAGCCCGCATAACCGTTGCCCCGAGCGGGGTTCTGGGCGAGCTGGTTGCAGTCGAACGCACGCTGTCCCTGCGTGATGACAAAGTCGAGAGGTCGCCCTGAGGGCCCATGGCGGATGGTGCGCCTGTCGTCTGTCGCCATTTGCAGAAAAGAAGCGCAGGCGCGGTCAAGAGCTCTGGCCGTGTGGGGGGTAATGTTGAACAGTGCTGGTCCATAAGAGAAGAGCAACTTACCCAAGACCCCTGCGACGGACTGCGCGACAACATCAACCTGATGTCCGGGCTCCGATCTAATGTCGAGCAGGATCTGGTTCGGGAACATCAACGCTAGATAGATCTTTCGCACGTCATCCATCTGGGCCGCGGTGGGAATGGTCCCGAGCAACTGCGCAAACGAGGTGGTAGTTGTGACACGCGAAGCGATCGTGATCGACGTGATCCTTGGGTTGGGCGTAATATACGTTCCTTGTGGCACGCCGAGCGCCGCATTCAACACAAGATTTGGGATTCCGCACCGCGGTACCTCCCATAGGAGCTGCGGGTTGGCGGGCAGCTGGTAACTCTGAATGTAAACCGTGTCAGGGGAAAATACGTCTGTGAGCAGCGATCGCGAGAAGTCTATACGCTTGTACTCTCCGTAGGCCTGCAGCCATTGCATCGCGTTTCTGTAATCATCCCGCTGGTGATGCACCACGTGGGCTGTGAGAGCGCGGTGCACTCGGAAAACAGCGTCGGGGCATGCGCCAGGGTAGGTATCCACCATGGTGTCCTCCTGGTCCTGATTCAGGACGGTCAGCTGGTCTATCTGTCTCTGCAGCAGGTGACGAACTCTCGGCTCGACAAGGCGGAGCAGACCGGAGACGTCAACGCCTAAGCCGTCGGCGTCGATTATTTCACGTCCATCAATGAAGTGCGTAGGCGCGTTGTAAAGGAGGAAAGATCCGGCCTCGCGTATGGTGTCTACCCGCGCAAGCACTAAAGACATCAGCCTGGCTGGCTCCTCCAGAGTCGTGTTATCAACTGGTGCGGCGATCCTTTCGAAGTGGCTATCCACTCGGAAGAAACGCTCCTGCGATTGAGACGACTCGAATCTGTAATACGTGGGTAGCCTCCGTTCTATTCGATAGGGTCTCTCATCGCGCAGGTCGCTCAGCGCCGAAAAGATTTGCTCAATCTCGGGGGGCGCGGGGTTGACCTCACGCCCCTCATTGCGCAGTGAAGTCTGTGACTCTCGGACTTTTCGGATGATCTCTTGTAGGGCGAAGACAGACAATGCGATTCCAGGGTCGTCGTGTACTTCATCGCCTCTTAGATATGGTGAGCTGTTGCTCTGCTGTCTTTCTGTTTGCACTCGATTTTGCGGATTTGCCATCGCTCCCAGAAGTTTTAC